AGCGTTTTTCTTCTCTTCCTCTGCTTTCGCTTTCTTTTCCGCTTCAAACTGTTCACGGAATTTGCGATTTTCCAGCATTTCTTGGGCCAGTTCTTCGGATATCCCTTGTTGCACTAATTCATCTATTCTTGATTGTTCTTGTTGCTGTTTAACGGCTTGGATGTACTCATCAGGAGTCATTCCATGTTGCCCGGCTAATTCCTCGATAAAGCCTAAACGGGGATCTGTTTCAAGAGCCTGCAGTTTCTCTTGAATCTTGTCGTAATTCATACCTTTTTGAGCCAGTTCTCTAGCACGTTCAGCATCAATTTCCATCTCTTCGCTGTTGTATTTAATCTTTAACTTGAAGTCTGGATTTGGGATGCCTGTTTCTTGTACTTCTGGCTCTCCCTCTGTTATTTCGGGTGCTTCTACTTCGCTTTGTTCGGTCGGTGTGGTATCCTCTACCGTTTCCGCTTCTGTAGGCATTTCGAAACCATCAGGAAGTATCATAGAATCATCTTCAAACATAAAAATTCCTCCTCGACTATGGTTGGTCGTAGAGCAGTTTAATGTCTTGCTTAGGACAAAATAAAAACACCTAGTAATTCATCGAAAAGATGACGTTAAAAGGTGTTAAAGGTTGATTGTGTTTAACCGCTAAAATTCCTCTGTGTTTTTCACTATGATAAACATCGACTTTAAATCCGAGTTGATAGTACAGTTGCTTTTGAATATTTAAGAGATCCATTGTTATCCCTCCAAAATAAAAACACCTACATCATAGGTGCTTGTGGTTGCTGTTGCTGTAATTGTGCTAATATCTGCTGCTGTACTTCTGGTGGGGCCGCATAGAACTTTTGCTGTTCCTCTGGTGTGAGTTGAGCAATCGCCATTTGTGGATCAGCCGCCATTTGTTCTTGCATTGCCTTTTGTTCTTTAATCTTGCTGATAAGCTCTTGTTTCTGTGGAATGTATTCATCAGGAACACGCTCAAGATAATCAATAAACTCTATTTTCTCTCTATCTAGTAAGCCATCTAGCGTTTGTAGAGAAGCAATTTCAGACCAGTAAGAGCTTTCTCCTACATCTGCTCGAACATTAAGCCATTGTTGTTTAAATTGCTTGAAATCGTAGGTTACAAGTTGTTTTTGTCCTTTGATATCCACGACTAAAGGCCTTTCGCCGTAGTAAGTACCCATCATATCGAATAAGATCCGGCCTATATCTTCAATCCATTCATATAAATTAGCCTTCGGATTCTCCAATGGAATAGCAGAAGACTTCTGAACCGCGATAATAGCGCTTGTATTCTTCGGATTCTCGATAGCACCCATAGCAACGTCTGAAATACCCATTGTTTCTTTGGTGTATTGCATAGCCATTTCAATGGTTTGGATAATCTGATTGCTCATGTTACCAGGTTCAAGGTATCCGGCTATGTTTCTTACGTTGAAGCTAGGATCTAAACCACTTACCCCAATAGCTGAACCTATTTCGTTATCCCACATTCCAATAATATCCGCATTGTATACGGCTTTTGGGAAGGCTGTCATCATTAGATGATACATAACCATAGCAAACATGCGATTAATGAAGATTTGGTTAGGTAATAGGCCCGTAGCAAGCGCTCTGCCGTGATAAGTGTTCTTCTGGCGTTCCCAATTGCCCCATGCTACCGGGTAATACTGTAAGCCTGTATCAATATCTTTATAGATATAAGCACTCTCAACGCTCTTGGAAGCTGTGATCGTATATCCGTCTTCCTCGGTCACGTTGCCAAACTCGTCTTGTACCTGTTTTTTTATCATTTTCTTACGATAGACAATGATATATTGCGCTTTGCCGTATTCATCGGCATCCACTTCAATCTTTCCATTGTCGCTTGCTTGTTCGTTATAGTTCTTATCCATTTGAATAGCGTTTACTTCTTGGTCATTCTGCTTAAAACGTTTAGCTTCTTCTTTAAGAGTCTGGACCATATCACGACCTGCGATGATTACATAAGGCTGACCATCCATATTTGGATTGTTGGCATTCCCTAGAAAGACGTTTGTGCCGTCTACAAGTTCTAAACAGATTTCCCCTTTAATCGGGTACATGCTGCCGTAAGGCTGCTGATTCACATCGAAATACAAATGAGCGCAATAATCGCCCGTGTTCGCTCCGTCTGTGAGAGCATCCTTGATCTTGAAGTCCATCTTAAACTTTTCAAATAGGTTAGACACCATCGAATTAGCAATATCGGCTGGTGTTGGTTCGTCTTCTACTTGTTTATCGCCATTATCCGCATTGAGTAACGGTTCAAAGTGTAGCTTTGTCTTAGAAGAGATCAATTGGGCTACCATGAACTGAACCACACGTTTAATAATGTTGAATACAGGTTTTGGCATGTTATCAGCATCTAAGTTTCTCCACTGATTACCGCTATAAAATTCTAAGTTTGCATCCACCGTATCATAATAAGAAGGTGTTAAATTGTTGTTGTACTTCTTTCCTGCTTCAAACAGTTTCCAATCGCTTGTTTTCTCTGTCAATTATTGCACCTTCTTTCGCTGTAAGGCCGTATCAACGTCATAGTTCATCATGTTCATGAAGCCTACACGCATTTCTTTAGCCTTCCTCACCTCTTCATTGTCAGGAGGTTTACTTGTTTGTTTGTTGCCCTGTTTGTATCCAATGAAATAAAAGGATATAAGCGCAATAAAAAAGACTACTGCTGTCAGTAGTCCGTAGATAAATTCCATATTTACCACCCTTTTGTATAAGCTGATACTTTCGGCCTTCCGCCTGTGATTTGTTTAATCGCCTTGGCTTGTTTCTCGGCTGGGGTTAAATTGTCTGGATCATGTTTATGAAGCTGATGTTCTTTAAACTTCAACGCTTCATCATTGAGCGCATACCGCACTGCATCGATAGCGTGATTGTTTCTATCCGGGAAGGAAGCTTTAAAGTTTCCGTTTGCATCTTTGTCTAGCTCATAGGTTAAAAACTCCCGGGCTGTTTCCGGGCATCGGGTATCATCTATAATAATGGCTTCTAAGCTTTGCAGAAACTTAATGCCGTATTCTACAGAGTCAGGACCTTTCTTTACTCCACGGACCTTTAAGCCGTATTGTCTAAGCTCATGTAAACTTTTAGGCTCGGCTGAATCACCTAGTACCATTTCATTGTTCTTGTTTTCTATCTTGATGTAGTCGTGATAAGCTGAATAGTTTGATAAGCCTACTTTGTAGAGTTCATGGTATATATAAAGGCGCTTTTTCTTTCGGTCATAGTGGACTACATTGTAAGAAAGTGGGTCAATAGCATACCCAAAGTCAAGCCCACGCTTAACATTATAAAACCCACCAATTTCTTCATCAGTTATCTCCCTACACTCTACATTATCGAATACCTCTCCGCCTGTACCTGTCACATTTCCTAAATACTCATGTTCATAAGCTTTAGGCTTAGTTGTTTTCAAGTGTTCAGCTTCAGTAACAAAGATATTCCCTAGCCATTCTTTAGGAACCGTTAAGTAATTAGAATGATGAACCAATCTATCCGGGCGAGTAAGCTTCTTCTCGGCATTTACCCAGTTGTTTGCTGATTGTGGAGGGTTATAAGAGTAAAACACCCTAAAATCTTCTCCACCACGCATTAAGGATTGGTTAATCATACGAACTTCTTCCATGCCTGAAAATTCGTCTAGCTCTTCAAACCAAATAAATTTGAAATATCCCTTTTTAACTTTAGCTGATTTAATCTTTTTAGGTTTATCTGCACCACGGAATAATATCTTTTGGCCTGTTGGCTTATAGGTAAGTACTAACTTAGCTTCTGGTATATCCCATTCATGTGTAACTCCTAAAGCATCAATAGCCCACACTAGCTGCTCATAAACAGAATCACGTAAGGTATCCTTTACTTTACGCAAGATCATACCGTTAGCGTTTGGATCATCCATGATTCCTAATATGATTTCTACACTAATGAAGGATGACTTGGTGCTTCCTCGCCCACCTGATAACCAATAGTGAGTGTGAAGCCCGTCGTATATATCCCAATGAACATCATAAAATGATGGAGCAATCACATTTATTAAACTAACTTCGGTTTCTTGGGATGTCATTGAGTATCCTCACCCCTGTTGTACCGCTAATCTCTTGCTTATTAATGAAAGCACCGTTTGTTTTGGCTATATACTCAGAAGCTTTTAAACGGTCATTTAACTCCGCTTCATCATTCCGCATGGTATTAGTCCAGAAACGTTTTACTTCTTCCATATCGGCTATTCTGTCGTTCACAATGGATTTATTACGTTCTTCTATTGCTTGCTGGATTGTAGTATTTTGTAGTAACTTCGTAGTATTTCCTCGTGCATTGTATCCTGCTTTACGAGCTGCTTCTTCAGCGTTCCCACTGGCGATATAATAATCAACAAACTTTTGTTGCTTCTCCGTCAGTTTCAACTCATATCACATCCTCCTAAAATCAGAATCAGTCATTCACTCTCCACAAGATACCTTGATATCCTGTAGACAACTAATGATAAGCAACAGCCCCCACCTTTGGCTTATAAGGTTGCTTAATTTACCCGCCCGAAGGCACACCAAATAAAAAAGCACCCTTTATAAAGGATGCCAATAGATACAGACACATCTGCTAATGTACGGTTAGTGGTCGGGTTAGCTCCCATTGTTAAGAGGGGTTTTGCCCGTGCGTGTGATTAACCACTTTCAACGCAACCGTGTATCCATATTTATTATACCATAGAAAAAGACGGCACCCCATTCTCCCCCGAAAATGTTGTACCGCCTAAAATGTGTGATAAAAATAGTCAACTTGATATAGAAAACTTACAGGAATCTAATATTAATCTGCCGGGGATATTTCCGTATCCCTTAATTTCATTATCTCTTAAATAACTTTTTATTTCCAATAATGTCTAAAGTGTAAAAAACGGCTTATTTTGCAAGGTTTTCAACTAATTTATCCCTGATGGTTGTCACTAGTTGTCTACTCATTCCCAAATGTCTAGAGATAGCTGTCAGGCTTAATCCATCCATTAAGCAATCTAAAACTACTTTTTCTTTTTCATCCGTGATATTGCTTATTCGCTCATTGATGAAGTTTACTTTCTTTGCATACTCCAACATGCGTTCAGACTTCTTAGAACGTCGCACAACCTCGTTTTCTATCGCTCGCCCTACAATTCCTACCGCGTGTGGTAAAGTCGCTTCTATACCATATTGAGCGACTCCTGAGAAGTCTGTCTTTTGTAACTCTCGGTCTATCTTCTGTATCTCACGGATCATCCAATAGTAATCCTTGAGTATGCCGTATATCTGAAACTTGTTAAAAGTCATCCTTCCACCTCAATTTCCTGGTGATACCATCCGGCCCCGGTCGTATTATTTTGATGGTCTACAAACTTTTCCATTTTCTCTTTACTGGTGAAGCCTTTTACCACTTGTTCTGCTCCATCCTCATATTTTAAGACTAGATATACTTTCATTTAGATACCTCCCTTATTGAAGACATTGCATAAGTGATCGTACCTCTTCTTCATAATGTTGATTTGTTCATTAGTGGAGTTATAAGCGTTCTTCCATCTTGTCGCTTCTTGTTCGGCTTTCGCTTCGTCTCTACGGGATTGGGTAGCTGCCATTTCCGCTTTGTTCTCCCGGTCTTTGTTACTGCCTTCGGGATCCAAAGAATAGACAGTT